CGTACCTTGACAATCGCATATCTTGCGTGGCTTAACCGAGGGGCAGGCGTGCTAGTAACATATGATGATCTACGGTAAGGTAACGCGCAAGTTGCATACGTTAGAACATTAATCGAAATTCTATGCGTCCATAGGCGGTAAACCTTCTAAGAAAGGACGCAAAATGTTTAAGCTAGAAACCGATATTCTGCGCGGGGCTGTTTCTGTTGCCGTTGATGAGGTTTATAACGGCGATGACGAAATCGCTAAATTAAACTTGCGATTGACTGCAACGGAAATGATGGCTGAAATTGGCAAAGCGTATGTCGTTAGAACTAAGTGCAACGATATTACGAGCTTTAATGTTTACGGCTATTTTTCTGATGTTGATCTGGCAACTGATGGAGCGGATAGCATTAAAGTTTTCGAGATAACTAAACTCGATTACGCTTATAAAGTCGCTGACGTTGATTTTCTTTTCATCTAGCCTAGGCGTGGCCGCGGCATCGCGGCTACCGCCTACGGTCGCATAGGATAGCGCGGCCCATGGTGTGCACCTGAAACGGAAGGAGTTATATCATGGTGGTCGAAGGTAAAACGTTCGTGGATGCTGGGGAAGCTGCGGCATGGTACGAGGAAAAAGTACGGGAAGTTGTGGATGATTCCGAGATCGTCGATGAGATTTTCAGGTACTTCGGTGCTGATCAGACACTGGACTTTTTCCACTCAATCGCCACGGACTACGGAGTTTTCTAAACTATGGCGTGCGTCGGAATCGGCGCATACCATGGGCCGCGCTGATCGTGCAACGTGGGTGGCTATGGGAAGCAGGTGGATTATGAAATTGCGCCATATGACTGCGGAAGTGGTGGAGCTTGAGGACGTTGTTATCGAAGAAAATCGTCACGGCGAGAAAATCTATCATGTCTATGACAGTGTGAAAGCGTTGAAGTCCTATGATAGCATAGTCGCGATGGCGACTTCTGAGGACATTTTCATGTTGCCGCGCTATGATTACTCGCCGACTACGTGGAAACACGTTCATGCCTTCATTCAGGACTGCACATCGTTCACTGATCTATGCGCGTCGGATATGCGCAGGGCGTTCACGGATGGCAGTTACTGTTACCATTACGCCGAGGGGTTTGATACGGGCGTACGCCCATGGTATAGCGAGAAGAATGAACTTGTTTGGGTTTCAACTTGCAGCAATAGGGTTTGCGAGTACGAGCGTCATACGTATTAGAAAAGAGGAAATAGCCGCCCACGTTGCACGATCACGACAGAAGGAGAAAAACATGATGTTTCGATCAAACTGCGTTCGCCCCGTTTATGCCGTTTACGGCAAGGATGAGGGCGATCACACTGTGGCCGTTACCTACGTCCATGACCCGAACCATATAAACACAGTAAGATCAATGCTGTTCCTCGAATATGATGAAGTTGTGTCTACAGAGGTGCGCATCGAGATCATGAAGTTCGACGGATGGAGGGTGATAGGGTAATGGTAATAATGGGAATCGGTGAAGAGGAGTTCGCCGAGGGCCGCAGGATGGCCAGGAAAGACCATTTCCGGCACGGGCGAAAGTACGTCAAGATTAAGGCCGCAGAGTGCCTGGAAGGGCACTCATGGCCCTATTGCCGAGGGTATCGGGACTATGCCGTCCATTGCTGCCCAGTTCGCCGATTCATCGACTTCTAGGAGGTCTGCCGTTGGTATGGAGAAACTGTGAAACAAGTATGGACGAATGGGTGCCCGATTATCGGGCACCCTCAGGTAAAATGTTCCCGACGGGAACACGAAGAAAGGACTCAATCATGATGATCACCCGCTCCATTACCAAGTACGAAGTCACCGCCTACAAGCTCTACGTTGATCACGGTGTGCCGAAGCTCGACAAGATCGGCTCCGCAGAGGTAGAGGGTACCCGCTGCGACAAGACCATGGCCCGCAAGGCCATCGCCGATGCGACTGGGAAGGCCCTTCCCAAGGGCGTCGAGATCGATATCGCCGAGAAGGAGGTCACTATCTACGGCATGGATTTGGACAAGTTCCTATCCCAGGCCCAGGTGATCGGCGTGAAGAGCGCCGAGGAAGACCAGGGCAATGATGAACTGATCGGTTAGATCACTGCTCATGGAGGGCGAAGCGGCTAACTCCTTAGCCCTCGTTGAGCGGTGATCAGCTCATCCTGGCGTTACCGCATTAAAAGGGTAGTATGCCGATTGCATACGTTCAGCGCTCATCACAGATCATGATTGAGCGTTGAATCGTGGGCAATTAATCGCGTCAACGGGCGCGACCCACTGAAAGAAAGGAGTTCTCGCAATGGAGAACGCGATGATGACCCTGGACGTATCGGCCGAGCTTTCCGAGCAGAGCACGAGCACCTACTGCTCTATCAAGGGCGGCGACCGAAAGACCAAGGCGCAGTTGTACAACGCCAGCAACAACCCCGACCACAAGGTGGGAGACTTCATCAACAAGAACATCAAGGTGAAGGACGTTCTCGTCGAAGCTATCGAGCTGGTCAACGAAGAGACGGGAGAAATGGAGCGCGCTCCGCGCGTCGTTCTCATCGATGACAAGGGGAAGGCCTACCAAGCCGTTTCCATGGGCATCTTCAACGCCGTGAAGAAGGCCATTCAGATTTTCGGCGAGCCTACCTGGGACGAGCCTATCGAGTTCACGGTGAAGCAGGTCACCGTAAAGAACGGCTCCATGCTCACGCTGGACGTTGCCGAGTAGCAGATGATCGGGAGGGCCTAGGCCCTCCCATTTCCTGGTTTGTGAGAAAGTGAGGAAATTGTGAAAAAAGTAAGATTAAGGAAGATTATCAAGGCGTTGAGGGACAATCCCTCAATCATGTGCTCATCTGATATCTATGCTGCCGCAAGGGACTGGGGGCTGAACGATCAGGAAGCTAGAGAAGTAGTTGGAAACATTGTTGGGGACATGAAAAAATTCATGGTGTGCTCATCGTACTTCCGCGCAGGATATAGCAGGGCGCTAATCGCCGTCGAGCAGGAAGCAGAGTACCAGGCAGGAAAGGAGATGCTTTCAGAGCGCAAGCGCAGGGCCAAGGAACTTATGGACTTGCTTCCCGATGGAGAAGTCAAGGACAAGATGGAAGATGAGGTTTTCCGGGGATTGGAGTTGTTTGAAGATGCGGGAATCTAAGTTGACTCCCTTCGGCGTGTGCTACAACCTCACCTGCACCCCGTTCAAGAGCCAGTGGGGCAAGTACACCTTCCACTTCTCCTCTGTTAAGCACAAGGAGTCGTTTGACAGCAAGCTGCAAGTTCGCATACCATGGCTGAACGATTCCATGAGCAAGCGCTTCAAGTTCGAGGTGGACGTGTCGCAGATCGCCGTGTTCCAGCTTTACTGCCAGGTGGAGACGCGAGGGTTCTACGTCGTCGATGAGATACGGGGTTTGAAATGGCGAGATCGGGAAAGCCTTACATTAAGTGGACTGCAAGCCAACTTGAGAGAGTCAAGCGAGAAGCCCGAAACTACAACCGAAGGTTGAGAAGGGCTTGGAAGAGATACGGGTACGATGGACAACCTCCCACAGTGTCCGCAGCGGAGATCATCCGCTCTTCCAAAGATCGCGAATTGGACTCACCTGTCAGGACAGTTGACGATCTAAACAAGATGATAAGGCAATGGCAGCGGTTCAACGAGGTCAAGCGGCCAGGGTCTACCAAACCCCATGCGTTGGAGACTGGCGAGGTGGTTCCAGAGTACTTCGTGCAGGAGCGCAAGCGTTGGGTTCGCGCTGAGAACAGGAAGAGGAAGAAGGTCGTTGAAGAGCTTTACCCTTCCGGTCTTTTCGACACCACTACGGACACCTCGCCCCTCTACGATCTGGCGATGAAGGCCGCTGGCAAGAACATACTCCCCGTATCGTATAACGAGGACTTCGAGAACCCCTTGGACAGGCTTGGGAAGTTCGGGCGGTACGAGGAAAGCGATGCGTCCTATGCCATCCGCTATTCCGATACCCTGCAAGACCTGTTCGGAAATGACGGGGAGCTGTTGGATGTGGCCCGCATATTGGAACGTCTCGTTGACGAGAACCCCATGGTACTGAGGGAGATTTTCGAGAACCCCATGTACGACGATGTGACAACCCTGAACTTCGTGTACGAGCAAGGGTCGCCCAATATGACTTCTTTCCAGAACTACACGATCAGGGGTCAGGAGTACAAGGGCCGTAGGCAGCAGGTAATTGATTTTTGGAATCTGATGGAAGAGAAGTATCTTGAATGAGATCGTACACCTTCGACTTCGAGACCACGACAGACCCCGAAGATTGCAGGGTATGGGCTTACGGAATCTACTCCATAGACGATGACAGGTACATTACAGACGGGAACAGCATAGAAGGGTTCATAGAATGGCTGGAATGTGCGGCGAACTGCAAGGGGTACTTTCACAATCTCGGGTTCGATGGTGTGTTCATAATAGACCATCTGCTCAAGAGCGGGTGGCTTTGGGTGGACTCGAAGCAGAAGGCAACGGACAGGACGTTCACAACACTGATAAGCGACATGAACCAGGTTTACCAGATAACCCTGTACTTTACCAAGACGCGCTACGTGACTATTCAAGATTCCCTGAAAATTATACCGTTGTCGGTAGAAGCAATGGCAAAAGCCTATGGTTTGGAAATCAGGAAGGGAAGCATAGATTACGATGAGTACCGAGAGCCAGGCCACGAGATCACCGACGATGAGAGGGCCTACCTGGTTAATGATGTTGCCATCGTCGCCAAGTCTCTGCGGACGTTCTTCGAGCAGAAGCTTACCAAGATGACGGCTGGAAGCAATGCACTCTTCGATTACAAGAGAAGATTGGGCGGTCACAGGAAGTTCAGAAACGTCTTTCCCCTGCTGTCGGAGGAAGAGGATGCGTTCATCCGCAAGGCCTATCGGGGAGGGTTCACCTACGTGAACCCCAAGTTCCAGGGCAGGGACGTGGGAGAGGGAATAGTGTTCGACGTGAACAGCCTGTACCCCTCCGTAATGGCGGCTTGCGACGGGCAGTTCCTGCCTTATGGAAAACCTGTATGGTTCGACGGTGTTCCGCAGCCGACGGAACGGCACCCGCTGTGGATAGCCTGTGTGCTTTGCAGCTTCAAGGGAAGGAAGGAGCATATTCCATGTTTGCAGTTGAAGGGAAACATGATGTTCAAGCAGACGGAGTACGTGGAGGACTCTCAAGGGCGTGTGTGCATCACTGTCACCAATGTCGATTGGGAACTCATGAACAAGCAGTACCATGTCTGGGATGTGGAGTTCATCGGAGGGTACATGTTCCACGCATCACCCCATATGTTCCAGGATTACGTATGCAAGTGGGTGGATATAAAGAACCAGGCGACTATATCGGGGAATGGTGGGCTTCGTTCATTGGCGAAACTGATGCTGAACAGCTTGTACGGCAAATTTGCAACACGGACTACGGTAAAATCGCGCAAACCTGTGTTGGTTGATGGTGTAGTCCATTACGTGGATTTGGAGCCTGAGCAGAGGGACGGCGTGTACCTTCCATGCGGTGTGTTCATAACGTCATACGCCAGGTACAAGACGATCACCTCCGCGCAGTCGGTATACGACAGGTTCATCTACGCAGACACCGACTCGCTTCATCTGGTAGGAACGGATATCCCCGATTGCCTGGACGTGGACGCTGTTCGCCTGGGAGCGTGGAAGCACGAATCGACTTTTGACCATGGAAAGTTCTTGAGGGCGAAGACCTACGTGGAGCACGAGGTGGGAGCCGACGAGCTGACTGTGCACGTGGCGGGGCTTCCCTCCCGATGCCACGAGAACGTCACGTTGGAGAACTTCGAGTTCGGCACTGTGTACGAGGGTAACCTTACGGCAAGAAAGGTACCAGGCGGTGTAGTCCTGTACGAGGGAACTAAGGAGATAAGGAGGTAAAATGAATGAAGCGAACTGCATAACTGCGGCGATAGCAGTATGCGTTATGACGCTTATAGTTGCATCGCAGTGTTTCACCGAGATGGCATTTTAGAGAAAGGAAGAGCAATGTCAGAGCCTACAAGTTACATTGTGGAGATAGACGAGATGGGCAATCCGTCGATAAAGTACGCGGACGGAACGCCCTATTCTGTCAATATATCCGATTACAGCGCTGAAGTTTTGAAGCAGCTTATCCCCAGGAAGTTGAATTACACTGTCGTCAATCAAATAGACGGTCTATATATAGCTGCGACGAAAGGTTCAGAGAAGTTCCAGCTACCGTATTCGCCCGATGAGTTGATGGAGACAATCGAGGAAAGGGAGTCCATTAATTATATCTTGGATATCGTTTCCGCTGATCTGGTTAAGAATAGTGAACTCAATTCGTTCTTTGAGACCATATATGCAGACATAGATGCTGTGTATGGTGATGGGAATAAAAAAATTAAGAACGTCATAACCGAATTTTGCAATCCGCATCGAGTAACGGCAGAAGCTACTTTCGAGGAAGGCGATGTATATATTAACTGTGGCGTAACGGTGAAGATAGGCGAACTTGAGTTCGGGCCGTTCCTCTTCCTCCATGAGAAAATTCAAGGAGGTGGAAGCGATGCCGCGCAAGTTGAAAATGTGGATTTACCCGGAACCGACTAGCTTATCCCCTTACTCCAAGCCATATTGCATCGAAGCTGAGTCTTTCCTGCGAGAGTTGGAGACTGTCGATTCCCAGGAGGAATACGAGACTGTGCGCGATCTCAACTACGGCTCCGTGGAAGCCACGGTGAGGGAGAAGGTGTACGACAACGGCTGGCACGATTGCTATGTTATAGCGGACTACTTCTTCCCGTATATTCTTGCACCTATTATATACCATTGCAGACGCGATCACGGTGTGGTAAACTGTGAAGTCGTAGCCAGTTAGAAAGGAGCGCCCATGGCCTATGTGTGGGTTGACGAGCCTGAGGAAGGAGCGGACGTGCGCGACGTTGTGGCGCGCGAGGATTACGATCAGATCGTGACCGAGCGCGACGGGCTGATCGAGCAGCGCGACACGCTCATCACTAGGGCGGAAACTGCCGAGCAGGGGTGGCGCGATGCGCGCAACAAATACGCCGATGCATTTATCACCTCTCCGCAGAGGATGAAGGAAGACCAGAACAGGGACGTGAGCGAGGATGGCCGAGCGTCAACGTTCGCGGAACTGTTCCGAACGAAAGGGGACTACGGTGCCTACTAAGCCGACAAGCGAGGTCATCAACGCCGCCAAGGTGAAGCTCGACCCGCGAGAAGTTCTGGAAGTGGTAATCAACGAGACTCCCGCAATGCGGGACGATCTGCTCAAGGCTGGGCTGGTCGAGGAAGTAGAGGATTAAACATGGCAAATCGGATTTCCGTGCCGGACAATACCGAAGCGCTACATGCCATCGGCGAGTACGTCATGCAGTACGAAGCGATGCAGAATGCGTATCTCACCGCTCTGGTGAACCGTATCGGCATGACTATCATCACCTCGAAGATGTGGGACAACCCATGGTCTGTGTTCAAGAAGGGCCGCTTGGAGTTCGGCGAGACGGTTGAGGAGATTTTCGTCAATCTGGCGAAGCCCCATTCCTTCGACCCTGTGACAGCGGAGAAGGAGGTCTACAAGCGGGAGATTCCCGACGTTCGCGCGGCGTTTCACAGCATGGACTTCCAGAAGTTCTACAAGGTGACCATTTCCAACGACCAGTTGCGCCAATCGTTCCTGTCCTGGAACGGCATCACCGACCTCATCGCGAAGATCGTGGACTCCCTCTACACGGGCATGCGATACGACGAGTACGTCACCATGAAGTACATGATCTGCCGAGAGATGCTGAACGGAGGGTTCTACAACGAGGAAACCTCTGCTCTCACCAAGGCCACGGCTTCCGACGTGATGACGGCCGTTCGCGGTCTGGTCGGCCAGTTGGACTTCATGTCCTCCAAGTACAACCGCTCAGGCGTGATGACGCACACCCCTCGCGAGGACTTGTACGTGATTATCAGCGCCACAGACCGCGCGCTCATCGACGTCGACGTGCTGGCCGTGGCGTTCAACATGGACAAGACGGACTTTCTCGGCCACCTCATCGAGGTCGATTCCTTCGATGAGCACGACGAGGAACGCTTGACCGAGCTGTTCGGCGACGATGAGAACTTCGAGCTGTTCACCGATGCGGAGAAGACCGTTCTGGGAGCTGTAATCGCCGCTATGGTGGACAAGGACTGGTGGATGGTGTTCGACGTGTTCGACACGTTCACGCAGAACTACAACGGGCAGGGCCTGTACTGGCAGTATTTCTACCACGTCTGGCGCATCTTCTCGGCTTCGCCGTTCGCGAACGCGATCTGCGTTTCCAGCAACACGAGCACCGTCACCGCTGTCGCCGTGACCCCTGCGGAAGCCAACGTCACCCAGGGCGCGAACTTGCAGATGACCGCCGCTGTGACTGGAACTGGTATGTACGACAAGCAGATCACATGGTCTGCTACTGGTCAGGCATCCACGGCAACGCATATCGACCCGATGAGCGGCGTTCTGCACGTTGGCAAGGACGAGACGGTAGGTTCCGAGATCACCGTCACGGCCACAGCAGTAAACGGAACTGAGGGCACGGCCAAGATCACTGTTGTTCAGGCCTAGTCCTATAGCTTAATGTCAGTCTAGAGGGCCGTCAATGAGCGGCCCTCTTCTCTATGGAGGAAATCATGGCAGATTTTCAACCTAGCGGGATTTTCCGAATCGGACAAGTACCATTCGATGATTCCTACAAGCACACTCGCTGGTTCGAGTCAAAGAGTGCGCAGAACAACTACTTCTCAAGCTGTATGCTGTCGCAGTACACGGAGAGCGATTACACTTACATTAGGCATAACAACTCAGTTAAAGTTCAGGTAAACCGAGAGAAGGTATGCAACGTCAATTACTGTATGTTCCAAAACCGCAACTATGGGAGCAAGTGGTTCTATGCCTTCGTAGTGGGAATCAATTACATTAATGAGAACGTTACTGAAATCGTCATGGAGCTTGACGTTATGCAGACGTGGCTGTTCGACTGGACGCGCACGGAGTGCTTCGTGGAGAGGGAGCACGTTTCCAACGACTCTTTGTTCGCCCATACAAATCCAGAACCTGAAATACCGCTTCGCTACCGTATGAGAAACAGGGTGAGCGAAGGTCTGGACAACAATATGAAGATCGTCGTTTGCACAGCTGCAAACCCTAAATATGACGGCACTACGCAACCAGTGGGCAGCATAGGTGTTGGCAGCGGTATCGTTGATGGAGTTTTCACAGGTTGCAAATACCGCGTCTGGGACAGGAGCGAAGCCGCCAGCGAGGGCGAGTATGGAATTTCAAACTACCTGGCTTCCATGCAAACAGCTGGTGCGGGTGATGCAATTTCCTCTATATTTATGATCAGCGGGGATTTTATTCCATCTTCAGCTAGCGGCGGGGCATCTATCCCGAACACTGTCCACAACACGGGAACAATTAAAACAGGCTCACTGGAAAGACCTACCGAGTTCGGAGGATACACACCAAAGAACAATAAACTGTACTGCTATCCCTACAGTTATGCCAAAATGCGCGACAATAGAGGTTCCAGCGTAGAGCTTATGTGGGAAATGTGGGGTTCCAACGATACATATTATTACAATATAGTTTCTTCAATCGACCCCCAGGCCATCGCTTGCATATACCCTACCGTATACGCTGGAACCCAGCAGAATTGGAATCAGGGCATAACAACGCCTGTGACAGTGCAATGCTCATGGCCGTACTCCAATTATAATAATTGGAGCGCCCAGAACAGCCTTGCAAACGATTTGAAGTTCGCCGTAAACGTCGCGGGAATAGTGTTCCCCGCTGCCAAAGGCGCTGCCGCTGCTGGGAAGGTGCTGGGCGCTACAAGCGCAGCGGCAAGAGCGGGAAATGCAGCGGCCATGACTAACCTTGCAAAGAGGGAAACTGGTCGGGCCGCAGCGTCGGCGTTCACGCACAACGCCATTGGAGGTATAGGCGGTATGTCCATGATTGCAGGAGGTATGGGACTTGGCAATCAACTGGCGGACATTTCGAGACAGTCCAAAATTCCTGATTCCACACGAGGAGGGGCAGCGGGAAATACCACATACCAGTGCCAGGCGATGCAGTTTCACATAGAGGCCTGGAACCTGGATTCCGAATACGCCCGCATAGTGGATGACTTCTTCTCGATGTACGGGTACCAGGTCGATTTGGTGAAGGTGCCCAACTTCCACTCCCGCTCCACCTGGAACTATGTCAAGACCGCGAATGCGTGTATGAGAGGTTCGGTTCCGTCTGAGGATATGGCCGCGATCAATTCCATCCTTGACAGCGGAATCACGTTCTGGCATACTTCGGCCATCGGGAACTATTCGGCGAGCAACGGCATCATCTAGGAGGTACGATGTACACAGGTTTCTATATGCCTGACGGCGGGGTACCTCCCGAAGCCGTCATCAACAACAAGAACGTTCATCAGGATGTAGAGCGCAACTGGATGAACAACGCATCGTACCAGATGTACCTGTACCGTCTCATGGACTACGCCATCTCCGTGTTCGAGTGGCACGACCTTCCCGAGGGCGTGGACGAGCGCATGATGGAGTACTGGCTGCTTCAGAACGGAATGGTGGTGTTCTTCAAGGACGAGATGCTCGCGGGGACGGCAGTGTCCGAAGAGGGCTACGCTGTTCTGCCTACGATGATAAACGGAGAGTGGAACATATACAACTACCCCGTAGACCGAAGGGCCTATGCCACTGACGGATACAACAAGGAGTTGACGGACGAGGACAGCGTTCTTATATTCAACGACTACCTTCGCGTTCCCATGATGCCGTCGCTCATGCTCTACGCCAAGCGCCTGGCAGAACTTGACCGAACCATCGACATTAACGTAATCAACCAGAAGGCCCCTAAGATTCTTCGCGGCAACGAGCAGAACAAGCTGACGGCCCTCAACATGATGAAGCAGATCGAGGAGAACCGTCTTTGGCTGTGGACGTACAAGGACAGCCAGAACTTCGAGATGGAAGTTCTGGACTTGACAGTGCCCTTCGTTGCGAAGGACTTGCAGACCGTAAAGCACCAGATTTGGAATGAGGCCCTTACCTATATCGGTGTGGAGAACGTCAACACCGAGAAGAAGGAACGCCTTATCTCCGACGAGGTGATGAGCAACATGGGCGACGTAGAGGTATCGCGCTTCACGCGCCTGAACGCGAGGGAACAGGCCTGCGACAAGATAAACGAGATGTTCGGTCTCGACGTTTCCGTGACGTTCCGCAGCGGTACCTACGTCAAGGCAGAGGGATACGGCTCGCAGCCCATTCCCGTGGAGGGTATGCAGAGCGGCTCGGCTGGCAACGAGGGAGCGGGCTATCCCGAAGAAGGAGAGGGCGGCGTGGTCGCCAAGATTCGGAAGGTATTGGGTATCTAAGATGAGCGAGTTCACAACGCAGCTGAGATGGCCCATTGAGCAGCTGTTGAAAGACCAGAAGCTCCCGCCTACGGAGTCCAACTGGCCGCAAATCTACCATAGCCTTGGGCTTGATGATTACCCGATTTTCGATGAAGCGCACCGCCAAGTTCTTAACAACAAGATCATCCGACACTACTTCATGCGGGAGATAGGGCTGGAGACGTTGGAGCTGTTCCGCTACTTCATGCGAATGAAGATGTGGGAGATCATGCCGTACTACAACCAGCTCTACAAGTCGGAGTTGATAGAGTTCGACCCTCTGTCCACGCGAGATATGAAGTACGACGAGAAGTGGACGGTGGACAACACCGATGATTGGACAGTGGACAACACCAGAGACCAAACGGACGATTGGACTCGAAAAGAGAACGGCACGGTCAACAGCGACACCACTACAGATGACCGCGAGGTGTTCCAGGACACGCCGATGAGCATGCTGGACAGCCCTGGAAGCAACCCTGTATCCAACTTGGAGTATGCGACTACTGTAACCTACGATCATGGGACTACTGGCACAGACCAGACTACCTCTAATACGGGAAGCGGGAAGAACACCGCCGACGAGAAGAAGAAGGAAACTGGCGACCGAGACAAGAACGAGGACGGTTCTCGCGAGAAACACGACTACGGCTACGACATTCCTGGGGCCGATATGCTCCAGAAGTACCGCGAGACGTTCTTGAATATCGATATGATGATAATCCGTGAACTTGCCGACCTGTTCATGGGTATCGGTTAGGAGGTGAGAATGTCCATTCCGCTTTTACAGAGGTACAGCCCTCTGCGCGTATTCTGCCAGACGGTACTTCCCGCGGTATATGATGATTCCCTGTCTTACTACGAGGTGCTTTGCAAAGTAGTGGCCCGACTCAACGAGGATACGGGAGGCTGGAACACCCT